ATATTTTCCTGCAATCTCTTCGTATACTTTTTCTACAGGGGGTGATGAGTGGCAAGTCATAAATAAAACAATGACTATTAGGAATGAATTCCTAAGGTCACTATCTAAATTTATTATTGATTATGATTCAAACTCAGTTGGATACGCTGAGTTAAGGAATAGTGTATATGACCCTAACCCGATACCTCACTATGAACGTGAAGAGCTTTTAGAACTCATTGAAGATATTGAAGGTAATTACCGTTATGTTAATAGGAATGTAACAACTAATGCACTTGAAGATCTTTCTTCTTTAATCATTTCAAAAACTACAGGAAATAATAGATTTTTTGGTGGAAGGAATTATGCGGAAGCTATTTACGGAACTTCTGATAGTGGATCCGATTTCTCTACGTACTACGATAACTTTTACTCCAACCTATGCGCTCAACTTAAAAAGTGTTTGATGTGGATTTATCGAGAGGGAGAGACGAACTCTAATTTTAAAATCGTTAACGATTCTTTCCTTAATGAAATATCGTTTCAATCATCATCTCTAAGTGCTATTGAAGTTTATTCTTCTGAAGTTACTGGATCTCCTGAGTATACTCCGGGCAGTCTTTCTTCTTTGAAGTCCCCTCACTATGAAGTTGATGTCTATGATTCTGAGTCTGAAGCTTGGTTGTCGAGCTTTGTGTTTCAAGCTTCGGGTGTAGGGTGCCCAAGACAATTAACAGACGCTGTTAAGCCTGGAGGAATCTATGAAAGCCTTAGTGGCTACTGGTGTCCTGATGGCTCCCACCCTACTATGAACTTTACAACTTTTGGGTTGAGTGGTTTAGCAAAAGTTAGAATACGTGCATTAGACGGTGGGTTCCCTGCTAGCACATCTCTTTATGTATTCCCTAAGAGAAGTAATAAGACTAGGTCTTTCACACACAACCCCACTGATGATACTTTCGAAGGGGAGGTTTACATTGGGGATAAGTTATGGCTGGAGTTTACCAATGATAATTTAGCTCCTAGTACGCCTTTGTTCTTGTTTGGAGATCCGTTCAAACCTCCTATCCCTGCTGGTCTTCAAACGTATGCCGGTGAGAATAGGTTAAATCATTTAGATCTCGATCCCGCCACAGGCCAGACAGTTCCTAATTTAACTTCAAACCCTATCAATGCATGGGAGACAATTAACTGGGCTTCACAAGGGAACCCTACGATATTTAGCAGCTTACAACCGGGGACATACTTCGGCCCAGGCATTCACTACGTAAGTGCCGGTCTTCCAATCTCATCTAATTCTACCTATTACATAGATGCAAATGCATACATTATTGGAGGATTTGACTGCGCCAGTGCCCACAATAGTAAGGTTATTGGAAGAGGTGTTTTCTCTCAAGGTGAACTTTACCCTAGAAGTTTCTTATATAATTCAGATACTAACTATGGTGTAAAGTCTTTATTCGAAGAAGCTCCTAGTTTCTACGGGTGTTTAGGTACGTCATGGTCTTCCATGAATGAATATTCTCAGGCGTATAGGACTAATGTTGGACTGCCAAACATGACTTTAGAGGGGATTACTATAACTAATTGGGGTTTCTTTGCAATGGGTAGGAACTTAGTCAGTAATGTAAATCACTGCAAAGCTCTTATACCTTGGACGTTTAATGCTGATGGGTTTAAGGCGGGAAGCTCAAAAACTGGGGACAGGATCAGTATTAAAAACACAGTTCAGGTTTGTGGGGATGACCAAATAAATCCTTTTGGCAGTAATTGGAATAATGAAGTTTTATTTAGAAATAATATGTTAGGGTGTATGAGGACGACGCCCTTCTTCTCATTCACTAATAGCGCCAGTAGTTTATTTTTCAGTGTCGTTAAAGACATTGATGTTTTATGTTACAACGCCCCTGATACTAAACCTAACCCAGCAACTAACACGTTTGGTCGGCAAGCATTATTCACATTCTACAGTTCCGAGAATCCTAACGATTCTTTTGTGAGGGGTAACGTAAATGCTCTATTTACTGATATTGATATACGAGGGGGTCAAGGCCATCCTGTATATCACAGTATCTTTAGAGTTGGCAATATGTTAAGACCTGGAGGTCCAGCAGCAACCCAAATACCCCCAGGAGGGTTCCATAAAGATTTATATTTTACAAATATCAACATATCGCCTAGTGCTAACGAAGCTTCATCAATCGTGATGTCCTCTTGTATTATTGGATTATCTGCCACAGGATTAGCTACTCAGCCTGCGGGCCAGCCAACAAACAGACCTGAGAGCATGATCTTCACAAATATGAAAATTAACCAAAGCCCAGCTACATTCCTAACTAATGATAACGTTGACGATTGGGTAGCTTGGTATGAACCTCTTAGTGGTACAACTAGTGTAACAGATCCAGATTCAGTAGATGGTTCTAGTGCAGGCATAGTATTCAAGACAACTTAAAATGGCTATCTCAAGTAATGTAACAAGGTATGGAACAGTAGCTCCCTCTGTAATTCAAAAAGCTACAGTCCTAAAAGATCCAAGATTGCAAGGGCTTAACTATCCAATCCCAATTAATCCTAAGAACGGATACTTTAGCAAATCCACTAATCTAGATTTAGTTAAATCAAATCTTTCTTCTTTGATAAGAACTGAAAGAGGTGAAAGATTTATGAGGCCAGATTATGGGTGCAATCTTAGAAAGTTTTTAATGGAGCCTTTGGATGAGGTTACTTTTTCTTTGATAAAAGAGGAAGTCGTAACGTCAATACGTAGATACCTTAGCACAGTTTCAGTCGGAAAGATTCAAGTCTTTGAAACTAGAAGTGGTCAATTGAAGGTTAATCTTTACTGTTCTGTTAGAGATGCTATTTCCAGTGCTTTCAATATCGGAGTTAGAGTATAATGGTAGTTTTTTCAGGAACAGTTGATTCGGACTTTTTAAAGTTATTACCCTCAGAGCTTGATAATAAGCAAAAGCTTATTGATTACAGCGCCTCCGACTTTGAAACACTACGTCAAACATTAATTAAATATGTAAGAGCTAACTTCCCTTTAGACTACAACAACTTTGAAAGCTCAGACTTTGGTGTTCTTCTGTTAGAGATGATGGCGGCAGTCGGACACATCCAATCTAACAAATCTGATTACCTTGCTAATGAAAACTACATAGGAACAGCCAGGAGTCGTGATAGTGTTAAGAGGTTATTAGAGGTTATTGGCGTCAGGTTAAAGGGTCCTATATCTGCTGCTGCTAATGCTTCAATCACTTATACAACTAATACTGAAGCAAGTCCTTCTTCTTTAGCCGTTTCCGCGTCTAATCGAGTGATTACCGTTACTTCTCCTGAAGATGGGGGCACGTTGACCTATACATTGTATAAAGTTAACAACAACGGAACTGTAGACCTTACTGATGCAAGCGAAAACTTAGATTTTAGTGTTAGCTCTTCAGGAGGGACGGTTACTGTCACAGACGCTGTGCTACTTGAAGGTGCTTTAGTTGTTGAAACAGGAACATTCGCATCACCAGAATCAATAAAAACAATAAATCTTTCACAATTTCCTTATGTTGAAAAGAGTGCTCAGGTATACCTAACAGGAGATTCTACAACTGAAGGGATTTACAAAGAAGAAGATAATATTTATTTTGCATCCGGTCAGGGTGATAAAGTTTTCCAGGTAACTACTGATGAGCAGTTTAAAGCTTCTATTATTTTTGGAGATGATACGATTGGTAGATCCCCCTCAATAGGTGATAACTACGTTGTAACTTATCGTGTTGGTGGTGGTACACGGGGCAACATAGCGGATAGCATTATTAATGCTCAATCTGAAGGTACTTCTCAAGGATCGACTTCTGAGACTGTTACGTTAACTATTGAGAACACCAGTCAGGCAACGGGTGGCCGGGACGCCGAGTCTGTGGCTCAAGCAAAAAGATATGCTCCGTTATACTTTAGAACTCAGAATCGTCTTGTGACCCTGCAAGACTTTAAAGCATTCGCAAACTCTTTTGCTTCCAATTACGGCTCTACTGGTAAAGCTACTGCGACAGTTCGAAGAGCATTCTCATCTGCTAACATAATTGATTTATTTGTGTTAGAGAGAGCCTCTAACAGTCAGCTTAGGAGAGCAACCCAAGAATACAAGAGACAGCTTCTAGAGGCCATGGAGTCGAAGAAGATGTTAACCGATGAGGTTGTAGTCGTAGATGGTCTTATAAGAACTTTAGACTTAGTTGTTACTATAACATTAGATGAGAAGTTTAGAAGGAGTGAAGGTCAGCTTATTCAGTCAGCCCGTAGATCTATTCTAAATTACATGAATATTGATAACACTGATTTCCAAGAGCCTTTTGTACCTCAGGATTTAATTAGAGTTTTATTAAGTGACGAAACTAACATCAGATATGCAGAAGTTAGCAATGTTGATAAGCCAATTAAAGTTGGATTTAATGAGATAATTCAATTAAATAACTTAGCCATTCGAACAGAGTACGTAT